ATTAGGCGTCAGCGAATGGAGTGGCAACAGAGCCAGAACCCAACACAACACCTTGCACATAGTACTTGTTGGCTGCCAAAACAGTCACAGTCACCCAAGTACCAGCGATACCGCCGGTGGTAGTGCCGTTGAAGTTGATGTAGTCGTTTGTAGAAGCGGGGGCGTAGCCAGTGGTAGCGCCAGAGCTGTCGGTGTCAACCATCAACAAAGAGCCCACGAACTTGTCTGTGCCGTTGGTGGCGATAGACACAGCCGATGCGGTTGTCTCAATGAAGAAGGTGTAGCTGGTGCCAACGTTGTTGATAGTGCCGGGAGGAGTACCGGGACCGTTAGCTGGAGAATCAGCAGTGGTGTTGATTGCGGGGAGAGTGATGACCAAAGTGGCATCGTTAGTGCGAATGATGCGACCAGCGTAGGTAGCAACGTCCAAAGTCACAGTGTTTGTGCCGTTGGCCAAGTTGATGACCGTGTTAGGGCCTTGGTTATAGAAACCGCCCAAAGAACGAACTGGGCCTTGGAATGTAGTGCGTGCCATGTTTTTTCCTTACATGCAAGTGAGGCGTATCTGTCTGCATGTCGTCTAGCCGGGACTAGTCAGATACACCGGGGACCCCGGGGATGTGTCGAATATACACGAAATTAGAAAAAAGAAAAGCCCCCGAAGGAGCTTTTCTTAGTTGGCTTAGGAGCCTGAAGAACCCCACATACCGAGGGGATCAGACCAACCGAAGCTGTAACGCTCGCGAGCCTTGTAACGCACGTTGCCAGTGTCAAAGTCACCGTCCATGCTGTTCTGCAAGGGAGTACGAACGAAGTGCTTCATACCGTTAGGCACGTCTGTAGTCAAGAACCAAGCATTGCTGTCGGTCAAGAAGTGGTTGACGGTGTAGCCTTCAGGAATAGCACCCATTTGCTTGATCGCGTTGATGTCGTTGTCAGCAGTAGACACGCGGAGTTCGGTGTCCAACAAACGCTTAGCAGTGAACATCAATGCTGGGGGCACAACCAATTTCTTGGGCTTAGCAGCGATCAACAGACCACGTTCGTCAGTCCAAGCAGCGATCTGGATCACGGCGGCTTCCAAAGAAGTCTCGTTCAGGTCAACTTGGGTAGAAGGAGTGTTGCTGTTGGTGCCACCAGAGATCAAGGGGTGAGCAGTGCTGAACAAAGCAACGCCGTCGCCACCGGGGTAGCTAGCGCTGAAGCCGTTGTTCAAAACTGAAGCAGCCTTGACTTGCTTGGTGTAAGCCATGGCGCGAGCCAAAGACTTGGTGTAGCGGGCAGACAAGCTGTCGTACAAGTTATCTTCCACAGCTTCTTCAGTGATGGAGAAACCGAGGGCGATAGTCTCGTGGTTGTAGCGAGTCGACCATGCTTCTTGTGCATTGTCATACTGGATCGCTGAACCTTCGTTCTTGACGGGAGCAGCAGAGAAACCAGACAGTTTGGTTTCTTCTTCGAAGCTACGCTCAGATGTCTCTGTTTCGTAGATTTCTTTGTGCTCTTCGCCGTAGCGAGCGTATTCCATGCCGAACAAAGCGTTCAAGCCGGGGAGCAGTTCTTTAAGTAACTGTGCGCGTGAAATAGCCATTTTTTACTCCTTAAACACCGGTGGTGCTGTTGTACTGGTGGGTGTTGATCTTCACCAACAACTCGGTGTAAGTGTCAGCGGCGGTTGCAGTCTCAGGGACCACGTCGATAACACGCATTGGGATGGTGGCAGTAGTGCCAGCACCGGTCAATGTCACACCAACAGCGGAATCACCAGTAGTGGTAGAACCAGCGTTCAACACCAGAGGCAGGTTAGAACCCACAACAGTGCGACCGGCAGTGCCCATGGTGGTGCCGCTAGTCAAAACGGCAACCTTGAACAAGGCTTGTTGGTCATCCACAACGTAGGCGTAAGCCAAGTTGGAAGCGGTAGACGCCAAAGCGGGAATGTACTGACCTTGCACGGTTTGACCGTTAGAGTTCACGTACTGACCGCCCATGCAAACACCCACGGGGGTGGCGGCGTTGGTAGAAGTTGCTTTAACGAGATAACCGTCGCTGTTGATTTCAACCACATCGCCATTGAAAATAGCGGTGCCAAAACCAGCGGCAACAGGAATCTGACGGAAGGCACCAGCGTATGGCTTGCCGTCAATCGAATTGACAGGCTTCAGGCCATAAGGTGCCGAAACGGTAGGGTATGCCATTTAGGACTCCAAAAATTAATTACCAGAACCGAAAGTGACTTTGGACTTCTTCTCAGAGAAAAGAGGCATCCGCGGATCACTATCACGAAGAAAATTGTTGTCCACTGAATCCATTTGAGCCTTGTTCTGGTTAGCGTAGTACGCTGCCCGTTGTTGCAAGAACTCAGCCGGAATACGGCAGAGCAACAGTCCGCCCACTTCAATGTTGCCTTTAAAGCGACCTTCTGTGGTGGCGTGCATCATGAGCTCGGGATAGTCTTCTGCTTTGCAGGGTTCGTATCCTTCGCGAAGCTTAGAAGAAATGTTAGATGGGTCGGCTGCCCCCATGGTAGCGGTGCGCACCCAACGGTGAGACCAACCATCACGAGGATCGGGACTTGGGAGAACCTCGGGAGGACGCCACGCTTCTGGGCGCTGCATCACTTGACGGGTATCCAACTCACGAGCCAAACGGTTCTGACCTTTTTCGGCCTTAGTTACGTTTTCCATTCTTATTCACCTTTTCTAAGCAAAGCAACCTGTTTCGCGTACTGTTCTAAAGGAACCCCAAGTCTGCGAGCAATCGCGGCTTCGGATGCCTTCAACCGAACACGGTTAGGCGGGGTGCTACGCGAGGCCGGGGCCACAACGTTAGCGGGTTTTGTTGCACGGCGGGGAGTTTCCTCATCTGCCGGTTCTGACGATCTTTTTGGAGGATCTTCGTCTTCCTCATAGCTCTGTTCACTTTCAAAGTGCTCAGGAAATCTTTTGCGCATCGTTTTGTCGATGGTTTCAAAGTACTCTTTTGTACCTACATAGTCAGGACCATACTGCCTTGCAAGCTTTTTGTCAAGCCCTAAAGCAGTCATTGTCATTTCGTCGTCAACTCCGTACCAGTCGCTGTTGGTTTCGATCCACTTTTGTGTGCGTGGAGCCAGCTTTGGTTTGGCGGGTTCTTCGACAGCAGGTTTGAAGTCATCCTTCTCTTCCACCTCGATGGGTTTCATGCCTTGGGCCTTCTCGACCTTCAGCATGGCGCGGGCAATATCAGCTTGGGCGTCGGCCTGAGCGTCAATGTCACCAGCTTCAACCGCATCACGATATGCTTTCTTGGCGGCGCTCAGCTCAATATCCGCAGACGACTTGGACTGCTCGATATACGCTTGGCTGCCAGTAGCAAGTTGCTGTTGGAGGCGTTTGTTCTCTTCAAGAATTTGTTTAGCGTAGGCTTCAGCGGCTTGACGTTCACGCAAGGCTTCTTCCTTGGCGCGGCGCTCGTCGTGGTACCCACGGGTGAACTTCTTGATACGCGACTGAACCTTCTCATCGTACGAGGCTAGCTCGTCTTCAGTTGGGTCCTCTGGAGGGGGTGCAGCTTTGCGGCCACGGTCCTCTTCAGGTGTGTCGTCCTCGATTTCAAATGAGAAATCGTCTTCAGCAGCGGCCTGCTTCTTTTCCTTTTCCTTGGCTTCTTTCTCGTCGGGAAACTCGAATTCGTCGCCTTCAAACTTTGGCAATGGCATGTATTACTCCTTATGCAGCACGGCTAATTCCGCGCGGATCTTCAACCACAGCCTCAACTGAGTCATCATTCAAGATGCGGAACTCACGGCCATGGATCTTCAGGCGGGTGCCTGAATTGGGGCGGACGATGACAAAGTCACCTTCCTTGCACGACGGGCCGCTGGGGAAGCGGGTCGGGTCTTTGTAACAGTCAGGGCCAAGCTTCACGACGAACAGCACCGGTGTGAGCATTTCCTCACGCCAGATGTCACCGCTTGACTTGACGATGCCAATTTCACTGTCGGCATACTGCTCCATCGCCTCTGGTACCACGCAAAGCAGGTGGAACGTTTTGGGGTCGGGCAGTTGCTTCGCTTTCTCTTCGTTGCTCTTGTTCAGCACGCCGGATAGGTCCACGGCGGAAACATCAAACTCACTCATCGGATTGCTCCATTCTTTGCACAAGGTCTTTGACAATGGATTCAGCGTGTGTGAGACCCCGGATCACACCCGTGACATGACGATACTCGTCAAAACTTTTGGCACCGCCTCCTGAGAGGTGGGTTTGCTGATCGGCCCGGAGTTTGTCAATCTCCCGAACGATGTGGCTCAGCACTTTGTAGTCGTTCAATTAGTCTTCCTTCTTTTTCTTGGGCAACTGCTGTTGCGGTTGTGGGCGATTTTGTGCAGCCCGTTGAATGGCCATCTGAGCGCGGTGTTTGGCAGCGTCGATGCCCATGCGTGTACCCTCGATTTCTTGCTGGCGCGCTAACTTGTCCTTAGCTGCGGCAGCCGTAGCAGCCACCTGCATGGCGGCGATTTCTTTCTGTGCGGCGATGCGCTCCTCCTCCACGCGGATGCGGTCGGCCTTTTCTGCCGCCTCGATCTGCTGCTTCTGAGCTTTGAGCTGCAACTCTTGCTGCTTGAGCTGGAGTTCTTGCATCTGCATCTGGACCACAGGGTCCTGCATCTGTTGTTGAGCCTGTTGCTGTTGAGCTTCCGCTTGGTTCTTCTGAAGAAGCTGTTGTGACGCCTGTGCAGCCATCATCGCAATCTGGTCGGCTTGCTCGGAAGTCAGGTGCTTCTGCTGGTCTTCGCCCGGCAACACCATACCCATAGCTTGCTCAACTTGACGGCGGTACTCGAACGCCACGTGCTCGTTGATATGTGCCATGGCCGCGGCCATGATCGCTTGTGCTTGTGGGTTCTGACCAACGATCTGCATGATCTTGGGGTCTTGCATCGCTGCTTGGTGCACCGCGATGTGCGCTTGGTGATTCTGCTCCATGAACGCTTTCACAGGCTTGCCAGTCAACAAGTTCTGGTTCTCCTGCACTGGGTCGGTCGGTACAGCGTCCTCGTCCACGGGCACGAGCTTGGCGGCGTTCTTCACACCCAACACCTCAATCATCTGACGGTGCAGCAGTGGGAGATCGTAGAGTTGTGGGGCGGTTTGCGCCAACTGAAGAACAGCTTGATACTGAACAACTTTCTGCGCCATGGTAGCGGCGTTGGGGTCGCTCACTGGAATCACGTCCACCATGTCATAGTCGCTCTTGCGAACTTGACGGGCACCGTTTTCTGGCTCGTAGTTGTACTCTTCTGGGCAGTAGTCGGCGATGATGACCTTGAGCAGTTTGAATTCCTGCTTCATCGCAAAGTGCAAGCGCGCCTGCACAGCAGACATCACCTTCAAGGTTCTCTCTAACAAAGCCAACGTGGTGCCCACCGGTGCCTGCGAACTCATGTCGCTCACACTCATATCACCGCTCGAAGCAAACGCACGGCCTTCGGTCACGATCTGGTTGAACAGAGTGAACAGAACCTGTGATGGCTCCTTGTATGGCAGAGGAAGAATGTTGTCGCGGATCGAGCCACTCGGCACGTCTACGTCGCGGAACTCACCGGGTTGGATAGGTGTGTCGTCGCCCTTAATTCTGAGGCCGCGAGATTTGAGTCCTCCGGGGAGATTTGAGAGCGTACCAGCATCGACGAGCTGACGAATGAGCATCGTCGCGGATTTTGCATATCCACCGATAAGGTGAATGAGTCCGTATCCATAAAAACCGAACCCCGGAATGTATTGGTAATGCACAAAATGCTGCCGCTTGAGCATGAGCGTGTCTTCTTCATACCAATTTCTCCGAATGGCCAAGACCTTGCCTGTGCCTTTTTCAACTGTCACCACGTATGGCAGAGCGATACCGGTCTCTTCACCGTCCTCGTCCTTGTCCTCGAAGCCTTCCAAGTCCAGCATCACGTGCATCTCAAGAACACGATAGCGATCATCTTGAATCGCACTCATGCCATTCTCTTCAGCTTTCTGCTTCTCGATGTCGTCCAACTCAACGACTGGGTCACCCAGATCACAGTCACGATAGAACCCAGCATGTTGCAGCTTAGTCAACTCGTTTTTAGTTTTACGCATCACGTGCGTAACACGCTCGGCATCCTCTAAATTACTTGCGCCGTATGGCACGACGATGTCTTCCGCGGGGATGAACGTAGCAACTTGACGACCTTTAGCTGGGTCGTAGTACACCTTCTTGAACGCTGAACCAGCCAACGGCAGAGACCACAAAAGTTTCTCATGCTCGGCACGATACTCAGTCATCACTTCTGTGAGCTGGTAGTTCATGTCATCACGCACGCGCGCGGCTGCCTCTTCACGCATCAAGTCAATCGCGCCAACGATTTGCGTCTTGACAGGGCCCATCGCTGGGAACGTCTCCATCATGGACTCACTCTGGAATCGCACGACGCTCTCGGTCAACATGGGGTGGAACACACCACAAGCACCTTGCCATGGCTCGGTACGGTCTTCGTATTTCAAGCCCAACAGTTTCAGGCCATCAACGTAGGTTTGAATCCAATCCTTGCGGTCACCAACGTCCTTGTCAAAGTCCTCAACCAAGTCCTTGCCCAGTGTGTCGAGCACCGCGTCGTCCATGAACTCAGCGAGGTTGGCATCAAACTCGTCGGCTGTACCAACCGTCTCCTCTTCCAGCTGTTCACCTTCTTCCGTAGGTTCAAGCTCCAACTCGACTTCAATCTCAGGGGCGTCCGTGAGGATTGCCAAGCCTTGTGGTGCGGCGTATAAGCCTTTGTCCATTGCCATATTTATTCCTTACACTGTGTAATACCGCTCTTTGCGGAAGCTCTTGAACCATTGAATGTCTTCGGGCTCGTCAATCGGCAGACGGAGGAACCCACCAGCTCTGAATCGCATCAACGCAAGAGTCGTCGCGTCAACCAAGTCATCGTGTTCGCCCGAGGGGAACGCAGCGATCTCGTCAACCAACTCTTCCGCCCAACGCGTACGTGGAACCCACACCTTCCCCGATGCAATCAAGTCAGACACTGAGTTCAGTCTCGCTATCTTATCCTGTCCCTTGCTAGGCGTAAACTCCTGCACGGGTATGCCCATCGCTCTGAGTTCATAGATCAGCGGTGCACCGGTGGCTTTCTTCTCGATCAACAGGCCATCAGGCTCGTAGTCGTTGTACTCACGCAGCACATCACGCTTCAAGTCAACCCACTCGACACGCTTCTTGTATGTGTTCAGAAGAATGATGTTCTTCGTGTTGTCCTTATGGTGCGTGAAGATGCCCCACGTCGTACCCGCTGAGTAGTCGGCCCGTTGATGCTTTTCAAACGCTGTATCCCACGTCTGTAATATGTACTCGCATCGCGGGGGCTCTTCCTCTTCCCACCACTGCCACCAATCACGTTTGACAATCGCACTCTCATTGCCCACGGGGTTTTGCTGGT